TATATTAGACGCACTCTCATCAATTGAAGACATCGCCTATCAGCCGGATCACGAAAGGAAAGCGCACGTTGAGCCAACACCTAACGCCAGAGACTACGAGCGACACTACATTGCAAACCTCCACAAAGCGTCACCGCAGGACGAAAGCTGAAATGCAAGCCTTACGCGCTGACCATGTGCAAGCCGCATCTGCCGTGACCGCTGAGGATTTGGAGTTTGAGCGCCAATTGCAAGCCGCAACCGCAAGTGAGCCTGGCATTGAGGCCGGGCCCAACACGCAATTAAGAAAAGAAAAGATTTATCCGAAGCTCTTAGCCGAGCACGTGGACGATTACGTGCCTGCGCAAACGCACACTGACCTTTTAGAGCAAGTGCATATGGCTAAGCAATTGGGCTGTGACAGCGTTGAGGCCGATCCGCGTATCATTCGCCAGCTAACCCTTAAGTCGGGCTATCCCGATGACGTGGGCTTTTTGTGGTTTCAAGACGTGATGGTCTGGATCCCTGGATTTTACGAGCCCGATGGCGACAAGATGAGCGTTGACGCTAAGATTTTCGCTAATTCTAAAGTGGGCGGCATTATGCCGATCATGGACATGGGCGAGAAACGTAAATGAGCGTTGAGTTTTTCTTGCTTGGTCTTTTAAGCATTCTGCTCATCGGCTCAAACGTGTTTTGGGCCAAGATGGTTTTCAGAATGTCAGATCGCTTGATGAGCCGAAATTACTTTGAATTTACACAAGTTGAAAAGTTAAAGAGTGCCCGCCCTAAGCCTGAAACCAAGACTGAGGACTACATGATAGATCCTGAGGATGAGCGTCAGGCGAGAGAGCTAAACTCTATGTTTAACATTGCTTAAGTAAACCTCAATTTGCCGGATAACTACCGGCCCTGAGGAGTGAAATTTGAATGTACTTGATAAGGCCAGAGAGCGCCTTTTTGCCAGCATGTCTGGCCAAAAGCCTGAGCTGACCGATGTGCGCGACCAGACAGAAGAGGACAAAGCCCTTGTCGCTTTTGTGCGCCAAAAACTTGAGGACGCGAAGTCGTTCGGTGCTCGCACCGCTCAAGAGGGCATTAATCTCACTAACATTGCATACCTTTGCGGCTTTGATAGTGTTTATTTTGACAGCACTTCTCGCTCTTTTAAGCCAATTGCTAGTCCAAGCCGTCTTCTCAAGCAGTCGCGCGTCCATGTAAACCGCATTCTGCCCACCGTGCAAAACCGCTTGGCGCGTTTGTGCAAAAACCCGCCGCGCTACGATGTCCCGCCCAACTCCTCAGATGAAGAGGATAAGGACGCGGCCCGCTTAGCCGTCCAGGTGCTCAATTCGCTGTGGGAGACGGCGCAAATTAACAGAAAGCGCATTCCGCTCACCATGTGGTTGCAACAATGTGGCGTGGCGTATTTCAAAGTGTGCTGGGATCCGACTTTAGGGGCCAAAAAGGTTGTAAAAAAGGAGCCCGCTCCCGATCAAGAAGGCGCTGACGTTTACGAGATCGTAAGCGAGGGCGACATTCGTGTGGACGTGTGTTCGTTCTTTGAAGTGTTTCCCGATCCGCTGGCCAAGTCGTGGGATGAAGTTAGATACGTCATTCAAGCAAAAATCCGCCCCATTGATTATTTCGCTAATCAATACCCCGAGCGCGGACACTTGGTCAAAGAAGAGGACTGCTGGCTCAACTCGTTAACTTACGAGCAGCGGATCAACTCGATTAACACCACGACTGGCGCCGGCAGCGTCAGCTCGCAGATGAAAAATAGCGCCATCGAAATTAGCTTTTACGAGAAGGCCTCTAAAAAGCATCCGCACGGCCGGCACTTGATTGTGGCTAACGGCGTAAAGCTTAAAGACGACGTGCTGCCCGTTGATGAACTGCCGTTTGTGAAGTTTGACGACATCGTAGTTGGCGGCAAGTTTAACAGTGAGGCGATCATTACGCACTTGCGCCCGCTGCAAGATCAGATCAACCGCGGGAAAACCATGCGGGCCGCGTGGCTCAATCGCACGCTGACCGGCAAGTACACGGTGCCCAGAGGTGCAAACCTTGCGCGCGAGGCGCTTAACGATCAGTCCGGCGAGGTGCTCGAATACGACCAGCTGCCAAACGGCGGCGGTAAGCCCGAGCCGCTCGATACGCCAAGCATCCCGCAATACGCCTATCAAGAAGAGGACACGCTAAAGCTCGACATGGACGACACGGCCGGCATCAATCAAGCCAGCCGCGGCCAAATGCCGAGCTCAAGCATTCCGGCCATCGGTATGCAGCTGCTTGTTGAGCAAGATGATACGCGCATTGGCGTTGAGACTGAGGGACATGAGTATTCTTACGCGGATTTAGGCCGGATTTTGCTTAAATTTGTCGATGAGTTTTACGTCACCGAGCGCTTGCTCAAAATCGTCGGCAAAAACCAAGAATATTTGGTGCAAAAGTTTAAGGGCGAGGACTTGCGCGGCAATTTTGACGTGAAAGTGGTGCGCGGCTCAACTCTCCCCGGTTCAAAGGTGCTTAAACGCCAAGAAATTATGAATTTGCACCAGCAGGGCTACTTTGGAAATCCGCAAGATCCGCTTGTGCTCCAAAACGTGCTCTCGTGGCTCGAATACGGCGACATCTATCAAGCGTGGAAGCGTCACTCTCTCCGCATGGCGCAAATCCAGCGCGGTATCCGCATGATCGAAGAATTTCACGAGAAACCGCCGGTCAGTGAGTTTGATGACCACGTGCTTTGGATCCAAGAGCTAGACGATTACCGCATTTCAGAGAAATTCCACAAGCTCGATGAGCAGCAACAAGCTTACCTCGTCACGTGCATCAATGAGCACGCCAATTTCTTGCAAGAGATGGCGGCACCGATGCCCGATCCCGATAGCGATCCCGAGTTAAAGCCGACTACCGCGGCGCAAGAGCAAGAAGAACAAATGATGAGCGAGGCGCCGCCTGAGGGCTCAATGCCCGCGCCCGATGAAGCCTTACAGCAGGCCCAAATGGGCCAAATGGAGCCATAGCATGGACGCGATGAGAGCAGCACTAAAGCAAAAGCGCATGGGCGGACAAAAGGGCATGGGCCTGATGCACGAGGCAGAAGAGCCGGCCGCAATGGAGCAAAAAGAAGAGCAAGGCCTAGACCTTCAGTCGCTAGTTGCCCAGCTAAGCCCTGAGCAAAAGTCTGAGCTGATGGAAATGCTCAAAGGCGATGAGCCAGAGGCCGGCGAAGAGACCAGCACAATGGCAATTGAAAAGGGCGCGGCCTCGAGCGCTGAGAAAGCCCGCATACAAGAAAAGATGAGTGAAGAGCCGTCTGAAGATACCGACATGGCGATGCTCGACGGCGACAGGGCGACTGTCCAGCGCATGGAAAAGGGCATTGCTCCAACCGGCCTTGGCCAGCGCGCCAAGATGGCCGCGGCCGAGCGGCTAAAGGCGAAAGGTAAAGCGTGAGCTTTTGTCCTGAGCAAAAACTCATGACTGCGATCATCGACCGCGCCGTGCAAGACGCTAAGGGCATCATTCGCCTGATGCAAGGCCCTGGGCGCCGGGGCAATTTCAGCAGCTCAGTTTATGCGCAGTACAACCCGCAAGCGCTCAGCCACGCCAGCCGCTCGCTTGAGGCGCTCAAAGTTGAGCTACGCCATCCGTGGTTTGGCGAGATTTGCCGCTATGTCGGCCTTCATCAAGACACTGTTTTACGACACATCAAAAAACTAGAGGAAAGGGCTTTAAAGAAACATGGAAGTTAATACGCAAGCTGACGCCGCACAAACTCAAGAGCAACCGGACGCTCAAGCGCCTTCAGTCACCGATTTAGACGCGCTTTCTGAATTTCAGTTTCAAGGGCAAAAGTACACGCCTGACAAACTATTTGAGATTGTAAATGGATATCAGAAATTGAGCGAGACACAGCAAACTCTGACCAAAGACCAGGAGTATATCGAGAACCTGGACGCGGACATTGACGCTGTCTTAAAGAACCCGGCGCTGGCCGAAAAGTTTAAAGCAGTCTATCCACAAAAGTTTCACACGATTCTGGATAGAGTCCTTAAGACTAACGCCCCTCAGCCGACTTCTCCCCAAGCCGCTCCAAACGCTTTACCGCCCGAGTACCTCAAAGAGATTGAGGATCTGAAGGCATGGAAAGCCACTCAAGAGCAACGTGCTCATCAAGCTGAAGTGCAAAATGCGACAGCACAAATCGACAAGATCACTGAGCCTCTTTTCAAGAAGTATCAGCTTGCCGATGAAACCGCTGTCTTTGCCAAGGCTGAGGCACTCCTCCAAGCAGGCACCAAGTTAAATGAGAAAACTTGGGAGCGCCTGATTAGAGAAAATCATGAGGGCATCCAAAAGCGTTGGGACCAGTTCCAAGGCGCGACAATCAAACAACAAGTCGAAAAAGGACGCCGCGGGCAAGACGTGGCGCCAGGCGGGGCAACGCCCGGCCAGGCACCGCAACGCCGCAGTTTTGACCAAGCCACTGATGACTTGGTCAAGCATGTGCGCGGGCTACAAGGCGCTTAACAACTTTTAAAAGGATTTAAAAATGTCTAACCTGTATCAGTCAGTAACAAGCGGGGTTGGGGAGCTTAAAAACTTCTATCAAGGCCCGATGCAAGATCAGTTCAATGAAGAAATCGCCATTTGGCGCGGTAGCGAAAAGGGCAAGGCCTCGTGGTCTGGCGCTCAAGTGAACCGCCCGCTGCGCGTGCGTCGCAACCAAGGTATCGGTGCGACTTCTGATGGCGGCGTTTTGCCTGCTATCGGACGCCAAACGACAATCCAAGCTGTCATCCTCGCCAAGTACAACTACTTGCGCTTTGGTTTGACCGCTGGAATGATCGCCGCCGCACAAAGCGACAAGGGCTCCTTTGTCCGCGCTGCCGCATACGAGCTTGAGATGGGCTACAACGACTTGAAGTCGGATTGTAACCGTCAAATGTCGTGGGATGGCACGGGCGACCTGGCTCGCGCAAATAGCGCTGCCGCTGCCTCGACCGCTGTAAGCTTGAAAGGCCGCGAAGACACTGAAGCCGCGCTAAAGTTTATCGACGTTGGCGCATGCCTGGACATCTACACGTCTGCCGGCGTGCTGGTGCAGTCGAGCGTTACCGTTTCGAGCATTAGCTCGGGCACTAACTCTAGCGCAACCGCTACCGTTGTGTTTGACCAAGCTGTGACTTGCTCGGCTAACGACATCTTTGTGCGCTCGGGCTCTTTCGGAAACGAAATTCAAGGTTTGCTAACTCAGCTTGATGGCGGCACCTCGACGGTGTTCTCTATCGACCGCGCGACTTACTTGCAAACGCAAGGCAACGTCGTGTTTTGCACCTCGACTGGTGCAACGGGCGGCGCTGGCCAACCCTTGAGCCTGGACTACTTGCAACAAGCTGAGGACGCAGCTGAGCGCCGCGGTGGACGTGGCATTAACTGCCTCTACTCGGACTTTGCTTCGCGCAATAAAGTCGAGCTGCCGCGGCTGTAAAAATCCAAAATGCCAGTGGCTTTAATATAAGTCTGATTGCCCTCTTGAAATTCTTGAGCGCGCCTCAGGAAGCCAAATAAATCGCCCGGCTCTACACTAGTTGAGCCAAAGCTTGATGCGGTTGTGCCAATTAGCGAGCCCAAATTCAAAAGGCTCACGCCAAATCCGCTGAAGGTCACGCCCATGCCTGCAAGCGTGTCGCCCATGGCCACAAGCGATGTGCCAAAGCCGCCAAAGGTCACGCCAAGCGCCGTGAGACTTACGCCCATGCCGGCCGTCGTCGTGCCGATCGCCGTAAGCGTGATGCCAAAATTGTCTTGCGCCTCGATCACGCCGCTCACAAAGCGGTCGCTAGAGACAAGGCCCGTCGTCGCGCCATCGAGTACAAACGCAATCGTTTGCGTGGCGTCGTAGCTAAATTTGTAAAGCCCCTTAGAGCCGGGCTCTGTCACGGATGGCGCGGCAATGTTTGATCCGCCGCCGTTGATAAATGTGATAAACGTCGGCGCAAGGCCTGACTTGGCCCCTAAAGATCCGCCGCCGAAAGCTGCCCAATAGTCGCGTGCCATTTTAAACCCCTAAAAATTCGCCCCGACCGAGAAAACGGGAGCAGTCCCGGTCGGGGCTTTAGCAAGGCCCAGGTCGCGGTTAGTACCAGGTCTTAATGTCTTGGATATTTTGAACAACTAAATCCAGCACAGTGGAAATTGCAGCTGCGCCCGTGCCGCCCGCCTGAGTCAGCACAACAACGTCGCCCTTTTGTAATTGCAATTGGGAAGCGCCGGTTGCCGGCAAGCTGTAGCTCAAATATCCGCTGGTGCCGAAAGCGGTCACAGCGAAAGTCGAGCCGATGGCGAAAGAGCTGCCGCCCGTGCCGGCGATAAAGCGCAGGCCGGTAAGCTTTACGTTGGGCGTGTTGAATGTGAGTTTGTGCGAGAGCGAGTAATTAAAAATAACTACGGCTTTCGCTGGAAGTATTTCGTGCACGAGGGGCTTGTCCAAGAAGAGGGCCGCAATTTCTGGCCCAACCGCGTCTCGACCTGGCATGTGGACCACGCGCGCACAGAGGATGACCGCAAGGCCGATCACATGCGCAATATTAAGCTCTTTGAGGCGCACGACTACGACAGCATGGCCTCGCGCATGAAGTTTTACTATGGCAAGGAGCTTGTCGAGCACGGCTTCGCTGAAAAGGGCTCTAAGCCCCTAATGGACGCGCTCAAAGATCCGGCCTTAGACATTCACGACCGCCTGCTCGCTGTCCAGTACGCGGCGCAAGCCGCTTTTCAGTGCAAAGCGTACAGCCAAGCAATGGAGCTTTTGCGCAACGGCACAACGCTCATGCTCAGCCGCGCGGAGTATTGGTGCTTGCTTGGCGACTTATATTTAGCGCAAAACCAAGTCACTGAGGCCGCGCACGCTTATCAAATTGCGCTTACCTGCCGGCCAAACAATCTCAATGGCGTAGTGGTCGTTTACAAGCACGCCTACGGCGAGTATCCGCGCATGCAGCTCGCTAACATTTACTTGCAAATGGGCGACCTAAATAGCGCGGCCACGCACATCGAGGCGCTCAAGGCCGATGGGCATACGAGCGCTAAAGATTTAGAAGCGCGCCTTAACCACATGGCCAATTTAAGCATCATCCGCAAGGACTTGCCCAAGACTGAGGACGTGGTCATCACATGCCCGCCGCATGGTGCGGTCACGGATTGGGATGAGCACTCACTAGCGGCCAAGGGCGAGGGCGGCTCAGAGACCGCGGCGATTGAAGTCGCGAAATGGATCAAGCTCAAGACCGGCCGCAATGTTAAGATTTTTCAGCCGCGGGCTAAGCGCGAATTCATGCCGTCGGGTGTTGAGTATTTGCCAAGCTCTGAGCTTGCCGGCTACTTGCAAAACATTGAGCCGGCCGCGCACATTGCTTGGCGGCACTCTGTTAGGCTGAGCAATGCGAAAAGCTACATTTGGTGCCACGACTTGCAATGTCCGGGCGCTGAGAATGTGAAAAACTATGACAAGATTGTGGCGCTCTCGGAGTTTCACCGTAAATACCTTAAAGAGACTAATGGCGTCCCAGAAGATAAAATTGTTCTTGGCTTTAACGGCATTAATCCTGCCGACTTTCCGGCCGACGGTGTTGATAAAGATCCGCTCAAAGTCGTGTTTAGTTCAAGCCCCGACCGCGGGCTCGTGCAAAGCATCGACATCGTTAAAAAGGCCAGAGAGATAAGCGGCCTCGACATCAAGCTGCATTGCTTTTACGGCACCGCCAATATGCGCAAAATGGGCCATGCTCAATGGGCTGATGCGATTGAGGCTAAGATTAAAGAGAATGATTTTGTCGTTTATCACGGCATGGTCACCAAAAAGGTGCTCATGCAGCACTTTCAAGAGTCGGCCGTGTGGCTTTACCCAGCGGACTTCATCGAGACTTATTGCATCACCGCAATCGAAGCACTTTGCGCTGGCGTCTGGCCTATTGTCCGCGACATGGGTGCGCTAAAGTACACGATGAAAGAGGCGATTGCGAAGGACATGTGTGACGTTTTGTCGGTTGAAGTTAAAGACGAGGCAACGACGGGCATATGGGCAAACGCCTTAGTTAAGGCTGTGATTGATCAGAAATTTAGGAAAGTGAAGGTCAGCCCGCAAGATTACTCGTGGGAAAAAGTGGCCGACTTTTTTATTGAGCAGTTTCAGTTACTCCCTAAAAAGAGTGAAGAGGGGGCCGCATAGTCCCTGTTACCGTTCAATTCAGCCGGTTTGCGCAAATGACTTTCGGCCTCGTTGCTGAAAATCCGGCCTATTCCGTTCATGCTAACGGGATTGCGCTAACGACGGGCTGGCTTTGCGGTTTTTATGAGCGTTGCTATGACCAACCAACTACGGGATGGACGCTTTGCTTTACCGCGCCGAGCACGAGCTGGACGGCTTGTTACTCCGCGGTCAGCACGACTTGGACGCTTTTACCAGGAAGGTAAACGATGACGCTTTTGCAATTGCGCACTTTAACGCTGGATTGGCTCGACGATCCCAACGCCGGCTACTTTTCAACTTCAACCGTCAACTTGCGCCTAAACCTCGCATTGCGCGAGCTGCAAAAACGGCTGATTAGCGCAAACAAAGAGTATTACGCGAAGTGCGTGCAAACGGACACCGTGGCCGATCAAAAAGCGTATGCGCTGCCGAGTGATTTTATGCAAATACTCCGCATTGAGCGGATCGCGCAAGGCGTGACCAATAACTTTCCCTACTTTAAGCTCGACGCGATCACGCCAAACGAGCGCGATCAGCTGATTGATGAGGCGGGAGCGCCGGTTGCGTACTACATGCAGCAAAATAACATTATGCTCGTGCCCACGCCGGATGCGGCTTACGACATTCACTTAGAGTATGCGTATTACGTGGCGGATATGGCGAGCGATAGCGATGTCCCGGACGCGCCCGCACAATTTCACGAGTACATCGCTGTGCTCGCAACCCGCGATTGTTTGATAAAAGACGGGCGCCCGCTTGAGCCGATCACGGCCAAGCTTAAGGATTACGAGACGCTGCTTAAGCAGATTGCTGACCAACGCCAGGCGGACGGGCCGCGCATGGTGGTCATGGCCACGAGCAACTCGTGGGGTGATTTTTAGTGGCCGATCAAAAAGACACGACTAACTTTTACGATAACCTTGGCGGCATCAACCAAAAGGCCAGCGACTACGCGGTTGGCCGCGCGCAGTTTCTCGACATCCGCAATCTAGATTTCGATGTGCCAAACGCTTTGCAAAAGCGCCCAGGCTCAACGCAAGCGGTAAGCGCTGGCACGAGTGGCGCGGTCTCTAGCGTTTTCGAGTTTGTGAAGTTGAGCGGCGAGAGCTACGTTGTGGCGGGCTCGGATACGGCGATGTTTTATCTCGCGGTGAACACCTACACGCTGCTCGATAGCGGATGGAATAACGGCCAGTCGACCGACATGCTGACTTTTGTGAACAAGCTTTGGATGGCGAACGGGCAGAAGTTTAAGTGGTGGGATGGCACGAGCCTTCAGCCGGCAGGCTTGCCTGCGCAAAATTCTAAAGCGACCTACGCGCCCGGCTACATTAACAATTACGGCATCAGTCAAATGTACGTTGGCGGTGCGACCATGAACTGCATCACTACGCTTTACCCCAACGCACTAGTCGTGCGGGGGGTGTACGTGGCTTATGCTTATGTGCGCACCGATGGATACCTTGGCCCGATTGAATTCTTGCGTGATGCCAGAAATATAGTTGTAGGCACGCCAACCAACAACAACGCTGATTATTTTACCGAGTCGGCCACAGAAAAACTATACGGGTTTTCTCTGCCGAATGGATACGCCATTAGCGGGGTTGCTGTTTACATTGCGACGGACACGGTCACCAGCTCAAGCAGTCGCACTTTTGTTAATGGAATAGGTAACGTAAGGGCGGGAAATATAGGCTGGCTGGAAAACACCGGCTTTAACTTTCAAAGAATGAGCATTTCTCTTTTGCCGAGCGCGGACACGTCGCGATTTCACTACTTCACAACAATCCCCTCGTCTAACCTTTATTTGACAAATTATAACGGCGTCACACTTTGGTCGGCCACGTTCTCTCCGGGCGCAAGCTTTTTTGACACCTATTCCAGTCAAGCGGCCGGAGATGCTTTTTCAGGCATGGCCATTGATTGGTTCTCTACGTACACGCCCAAGTACATCGAGCAAAATCAAAACGTGATGTTTTACGCAGGCTTTAGCTCAGCGCCTTCAACGGTTTGGTTTACCGAGCTGGGCCAGCCTGAGCAAATTGAGCCTGACTACAACTTCGAAGTGCGCACAAACGACGGCGATCGAATTTACGCGACCAAGACCTACAACAACCAATTGCTGGTGCTCAAAGAAAACAGTTTTTCGAAAGTCGTGGGCGACAATCCCGACAATTTCCAACTGGTCGAGCTAAGCCAGCAGTTTGGCTGCTTGAGCAATAAGACCGTGATCGAGTTTAAAGAGGATCTTGTTTGGCTCGATACTCGCGGGATCGTGCGCTTTAACGGGGCGAGCTGGGATTTGATCAGCACGCCGGTTGAGGACGTGTTTAGGCGCTTGAATATTAGCGTGGCTAAAGAAAAGGCCGTGGCCGTTCACTACAAATACCGCAACCAAGTGTGGTTTGGCATCCCGGTGGACAATTCGAGCGTGAACAATTTAACCGTGGTCTGGGATTACCTGATTGAAGCGTGGACGTTTTTTGAAGGCTTTAACTTGGCGTCGAGCTTAAAGTAGGGAAAGTTATTGGTCACGCCTTGCGCGATCCGCTCAATGCGGAGTATTTGCATAAAATCACTCGGCAGC